CGTCTGAGGTGCCGGAAACCAGCGCTGTCAGGTGGTCGAGATAGAAGAGCCTGACGCCTTCGGAACGGGCTAAATAACGGATCCTCTGCTGGATGATGTCCCAGTCGGTCGAGCCGAAGTGGTCATAGAGGTACAGGTTGCCCTGCTCGTCGAGCTGATCGAGTGCAGTGCTGAGTTCCTCGGTGTCCCAGCCATCGTCGGGAACATGGAATCGCTTCAAAGCCTGCTTACCGGCCAGCCGCTTGGCTGTCTCGACCGGTTGCTGCTCCAGGAAGAACATTCCCACGGGCTCGCCGAGTTCGACGAGATCGAATACAGCCTGCTGCGTCAGGAAGTCAGTCTTACCGACACCGGTGCCAGCGCCTATCGCATAGACCTCACCGGTGCGACGCCCGTAGGTCATATCGGTCAGCGTTTTGAAACACCACGGCAGGCCAACTTCATTCGGCTGCTTGACCCGATCTTTGATCTCTCCTAGCTGCACAATGCCGTCCGGGCGGAAACCCTTGGCACCCCAAATGGCATCGATGATCTCTTTGCCCCGCCCGGCGACGAGCATTTCGTTGGGGTCTTTCATGGGAAGCCGAGCAATTCGAGCCTTGCCCGGTGACAGACACATGGCTGCCTCACGGGCTGCCGATTGGCCTGCCTCATCCTGATCCAGCATCAGCACCACACGCTCATAGCCTTCGAGCCATTCGAGCGCCTTGCTGATCGACTTGGCAGCAGACTGAGCGCCATCCTTGAGGCTGACCACGGGCCACTTATTGCCTTGCGTCTGGCTCACCGACATAGCGTCGATCTCGCCCTCGGTGATCACCACCATCTTGCCTTCGTCCCGCCAGAGGCTCATTCCCCATAGCGGTTCGGCTTCCTTAACGGCACCCTTCCAGAAGAAATCCTTGTCCTTGGTGCGGATCTTCTGGGCCACACGGTGGGGGCTGGCAGTGCCCGAGTAGTTGGCGATCTGCACAGGGCGGCCTTTGTAGATAGCCGTTTGGTAACCAAACAGGCTCGCGGTCTTCTCAGTGATCCCACGCTTCTGCAGCGGCTGGGTCTCGCCATCGACGATCAGGTCTTGGGTTTGACTCATAGGCCTTTCCTTTGGCGTCTCGCCGTGTCCGGGTTCGTAGTAGCGGCAGCCGAAGCAATAAGCGTGGCCATCATCGAACCGCGCCAGATTGTCTCGGCTCCCACATCGAGGGCACGGTTCGTGATGGATGAACTCGCTCATGCCGCGTGGGTAGGCTCGTTCGAGAGTTTTGCCGACCCCGAATCAATGAATCGCAAGACAAGCGGGTCGAAGAAGTACCGGGTGTACCGCTTGCCGCTCATCGGGTTCTTCCGCTGCTCTCGGGTGATGCGAACGCCAAGATCCTCCAGATCGCAGATCCGGCGAGACAGCGTGGCGCTGGTCATGTCCAGATCCATCATTGCCTCGCGGGCGGTGATGCTGAAGTCGTTCCGCTCCATCATCAGGAGTACCTTGAATGCCTGCGGAGAAGCGGCGCTCAAGACATAGTTCGCGACGGGGGAGAGTTCATTCATGGTGGATACCTCGCTGTTTCAGGTGTTGAACGCGAAAAAGCCCAGAGCAGACGCCCTGGGCTTGGGTTCACTTGGTGTCGGCTAATCGACGCGATACGTCGAATGAAGGGCAGGCCTTGGCCGATAGGTCGTTGTGGCCGACCACCTTCAGGTCGCCATACATAATCTTCTGAAGCTGGATCAGCTCGCGCAGTGCGTTGATCTGGGCGGGCTTGAAGTTGTCCTCGGGTTCCATGTCTTCATCGACGCCACCTACAAGACAGACGCCAATGCTCCGGTGGTTGTAACCCTTCGCATGAGCGCCTACAGCATCGGCGGGCCGCCCTGTCTGGAGGGTTCCGTCCCGGCGGATGACGTAGTGGTAACCAATTCGCAGCCATCCTTGTTCGCGGTGCCAGCGGTCGATCTCTGCTACACCGATGTTCATCGACGGCGGTGTTGCCGAGCAGTGAACGACCAGCAGGTCGGTTTCTTGTCTCATTTCTCGATCAGCTTCTGGGCTGCCTCCTTTGCTTTTGCGTTGCCTTCTTCAGTCAGCCATAGCGCCCACTCATCGCTTGCTTTAACGGAGGCATAGGGGAACCCTTGGCGGTCGCACCACATGCCGTACGTCGTCGATGAGCGCTTGCTGATTCGGTTGTTCGGGTTGGAGAAAATAAAGCGGATATCGAGATCGGGGAGCTGACTTTTGATCATCAGCATTTTCTGGCGGTCTTTGGTGACGAACCTACCCTTGGTCTCGATGATGATGCCGTTGGATAGAACGAAGTCTGGCTTGTACTTTGCCTCGCGGGCGGGGACTAGGTATCGGATGTTCCCAGGCTCGTACTGATAGGGGATCTCATGCTGATCCAGCCAGTCCCCTACCAGTCGTTCGAGCCCGCCTCGGAAGCCATCGTCACCTTTGACGATCTTCGCTCCCATCAGAAGTCCGGGTCGTCGTCCCCGTTATCGCTGCTGGCCGGTTCGCTCTCAGGAGCCGGGTCTTCGTCCGGTGTCTCCTGCGGCTCATCGGGAGCCTCGAAGCCGTCCTCTTCGCCGAAGCCGAACGAATCAGCGCTCTGCGTTTCGGGGCCGACCAGCTCAATGACCTGCACGGCCTCCAGCTTCAGCGCAATGCCGACGCCGATGGGTGCCTCATAGTTGCGGATCCAATAGGCCACGCGGCCTACCGAGTTGCCCCAGATCTGCGTCCCCTTGGGGATCGGCTTGCCCTTCGAGTCGAACAGCTTCGGGCTAAGGTCAAATTCCTTGCCAGCCTGAGTCTTCACGCGGGCTGGCATTGAGAACTTAAAGTCCATCTCGCCCGTCTCATTGCCCTCATCGTCGACAACCTCGGTGCAGCTAAGGTCGGCAACCTTGGGCTTCTTCTTGTTGTCCTTCTTCCACTCGGCAACCCACTCGTCCCGGCGGGATTCGAGCTGCTGCTTCAACTCTTTCGCATCCTCGCCATCCAAGCGCAGCTTCAGGCTGTACTCGCCGTTCTCCTTGAACTTGTAATCCGGCTCGGTGAGCTTCGGGAAGATGAATGTGCCTTTCGGGGTGGTGAACTTCTCTCGTTTGGCCATGGTTACCTCAGGTGTTGAGTTCGTTGCGGACGTAGTCGACCACCGCTGCGAATTCAGGCCGCCGACCTTCGGCGTGGCTGGTCATCCGCTGGGTGGTAGCGATCAGGTCGTTGATGGTCATGCCGCTGGCCTCGCTCATGGCGATGAACAGGGCTGCGACAGCGGGAACCTGTACGCCCTTGGGGTGACGCTGGAGCTTGTCCAGCGCGTCCACTGCAGCGCCGCTGACATGGCGAAGGTCTGCATTGGTGATCTGGTCGCGATTCATGTGGCCTCCTCACGGAACTGCTGGACAGCGGCGGCCCGGAGCTTGGCCTTGGCCCTGCCGTCCATGGTCGACCGGTCATAGCACCGGCCATCGATGATCACGCTGTCGGTCACAGCGTTGGTGTGAATGGTTAGCTGCATTGCGGTCTCCAGCCTTGGGTTCACTTGGTGTCGGCTAATTGAGCCTTGGGTTCACTTGGTGTCGGGAAACTACCGGACGGGCAGCGGAACGCATCCGCTACCCGATGCCTTTAGGCAAAGAAGTATTGCGACCTGAGGACATCCTCGATCTCCAGGTTGCCCCTCTCAGGCAGCTCAGGGATCTTCTTCTGGCGGGCCTCGGTGAGCATCTCAGCGATCTCGTCTCGAAACTCACGAAGCGGATCATGGCGCTGGTAGATATCGACGAACGCCTCGCGGAGACTGTCGACACTGGCCTGCGTGTCTGCCGCATGGGTGCCATAGCTGTCGTGGATCAACGAGAAGTCCTCGACACCACGACGGCGGGCAAAGCAGACATAGCGGATCAGCGCGGCAGCATCGAGGCTATGCACGAAGTTCGGGCTAATGCCCGTGCTTTGCTTGGACTTGTCCAGCCCCCGCTGCCCGGTGCGAACCGAGAGCTTGATCGTGCTATCCCCGAGCATCGTCTCCACTCGATGAAGCTTGATGTTGGGATACGCCTGCAGAACATGGAATCCGACGGGAGTCGTCCATGTCACCGGCAGTTCCTCCGCTGATGCCAGCTTTGCAACCTGCTGCAGCCAAGTCATCGCCTCGGCTGATGCGACAACGATCTCGTCAAGCGACTCGTAGATCACTTTGGAGAGAATCAGGCTGGCCCGGTATACATCCTGAGGATCGTCGGGGTTCAACACCTCTCGCTCTCCATGCGTCCTGTCGTCCCACAGATGCTCATAGACGTACTGCTGGGTCGCCCTCCGGGTTCCCCCATAGGGGCGGATCATCACAGCCCGCTTGGTGGTTTTGCGGTCGATGCCGATGGCCAGCCAGCGCTCTGCCATGACTTTCTCCTCGGGATCCTTTCCGCTATCGGATGCGATTAGACGCAGCTTCTCCGTCGTCCGGTTAGCGACCCGCTGGTAGATGTCCTGCGGCTCATCCTTAGGCAGTAGGTTGGTGGCCTCGCCACCGACGCTGTCCCTCAGCATCGCCGAGAAGTGCTGGAGCCCATTGCATGACCCATCGAGCTGAACCGGGAGGTGGCTCTCGAAATGGTCGCCCTCATCGATTCGCCGGGCGTACTCCATCGTCCATGCTAGAGCCTGCCACGGGCTGTCAGCCTCCTGCCACTCGGTGTTAGCGAAGGGGTCACGCCCGATGCGCTCAAGAAAAGCATGGTTG